CCCAAAGCGCGCCCATGTTTAAAACCATGGAACCGGATCGCGGATTTTTTGCAGGATCAACCGCCGTAATAGGCATCATAGAAAACTGCGAGCTATCCAAGCCTTCATTTACAACGTCGTTCAGCGCGTATTGAATGTCTTCAACCTTATAAAAAATGCTTTTGCCATAAATTGAACCGGGGAGCTTGCGGGCCGATTGGTGCAACACGGGCACGCGGTCATTCCAATAAGGATTGCGCTTGCAAGCGAGTTTAATTTTGTTGCCGCCAAAATAAGAAACGCACATGCGGCGTTCTTTGCCTTTTAGCTTGAGCTGCGACCAAACGCGGTAAATTATGGCGACTTTATCTCCTTTGCTGTTTAACTTGATACCAACGTTTGCTGCGGCTTTTTTCGTTGTGTCGATTTCGTTGCCTGTGGCAGAAGAACCAAAATTTTCCAAAAGCTCTTCGGCTGCTTCTTCTTCAAAAATACCGTCATCGACCGCTTCTCTAATTGCTTTTTTTGAGTAGTGCAAACGCTCGGCAATGACGGCGCAATCTTCAATTTTGTCCACGGTGGCGGGAAGCATGCAAAGATCTCGCGGGTCTAAAACTTGCAATTCTGGACCGCCAACTTCGATTTCTTTTTCTTCGATGTCGTTGATCGGTTCAAGCCCTTCAATCGGCGCATCAGTCTCGTCGGTGATCTCGGTTGTTTTTTTCTTCTGGATCGTATGAAATTTTTTCTTTTTCCAACCAACCGTTAAAATATAATCGCCAGTTACTTTGCCGGTGCGCAAAAGGCACGGGACGATGTTTTCCCGCATTTTGGTGTCTCGAACATATTGATCAAGCAACCCCAACAAATCATAAGGAATTGTGCCGTTAGGCCCAATCGCCGTGGCGTATCTACCATTGACCGGAAAAAGCATGTTGTTGTCGCGCGTGGTTAGCGCGTCAACCGCGTCGGCGACCGCAGACACATAAACTTGGGACGTGCCAAAATAAGCTTGGTTCTCATTCAAAACGCAATTGTAAACATCCCAAAAACGATCGATGTCGTTTGATTGTTCGCTTTTGTCGTCAAACCCGGCAAGAACGACGTCAAACAAATCGTCAAGCTGCAAAGCAACTTTTTTAAGTTTTGAGTAGTCTTTGGTTCTATCCTCAAGATCCGAAATTTCGTCGGCATCTTCGTCTTCGGCCATGGGATCCGATTGTTCTTTTTCCATGTCTTTATCGGCCATGTTGCTGCCTATCTGGTAAAGTCGTTAAAAAGCGCGTGCCGTCTTTGGTGGTAGCATACCGCTTACCCGCTTCGTTGTCACCCTCGACCGACAAGTTAGCTATCCAACCGCAAAAGCTTTCAATGGCTTCTATAACGATCCGATACTGGTTGTCGGTAGGCAAATCTTCAACTTTGCCTCGCGAATCAAGCCGTCTGCCATAGCCGCCTGCCAAGCCGTTTAAAACCCAGCGCGCTTCCATGTCCACTTGCAGCGCCGGTTGCCCACGTACAAATTTTTGAAGGTGCGGCTTTATGTTGCCAATACACGCTGCGGCAAGCGGACCTGGCTGAAGCGCGTACCGGTTTTGGCGCGCGGCGCCGGGAAGACCGTGGTTTGAATATTTTTCAAACTGCTCTAACGGGGCAAACAAATCGACGTTTTTACCCGCAAGCATTGTAGCTTCATCGACTATTTTTTTTAAGCATTCCACGGGGGGTCCGGGTTCGACCCAATCTTGTATTATGGAAAGTCCTCGTTCCGTATGTTGGAGCAGTGTTCCCGCCGTAACCACCGCGCGTGCAGACACGCACAAAAAATACGGCGCTTTGCGCATGTGTTCAGTAGCTTCAGCGACGTGCGCGTCTGAAAAGTCTTCATATACGGGCAAACCTGTTCGCTGCTTGAGGGCGTAGGCCGCCGCGTTAAGGATGTCTTTGCGGCCTTTGGGGAAAGCCAAAAGCTGCGCATCCAGTTCAGGAAGCGGTTTAGCATGGATAACCTCCCCTGCCGCATAAAACGGTTGAAGTCCCGTGATAAACCGGTCTTTGTCTTTCGGTGCGCGCACGGCAACAAGCGGCAACACAATCCCGCGCTTGAGCATCTCATTGCGCAGCGGCTGCATAAGAAATTCTTCAAGCCCGTCCACTTCGACACAAATCTCAATCGGGCGATACTCTTCGTCAAACTTAAAAATTTGATCCACTATTTCGTCGGGTTTGTGAAACCGCCCGACCGCTTCGTGCATGACAAGTTTGTTTGCCGCCCAACTTTGGATGATGTAGCCGGTCTGCGATGACGTTTTTTCTTTTACCGTGCGTGCCGGATCGACTATCAGGCGCTTGGCACTCCACGTCGTTTTTAACGGCGTTACCCGAATCATTTCAGGTTTAAACGTTTTCAATTCCGCGTTCTCGGCGCGGCACATATATTCTTGATCAAACTCAGTAAGCGCACCGTCCGCCATGTATTCTGCACGAAGGTTTTGTACCCACTCGGTGGAGAAACGCGCGGGCCACGTCGATTGTTCTTGCCCGTTCTCGTCAATGCGCAAAATGGGAAACCGCAAACTCAACCAGTCTGGCCGAACCATCAATTGCTCGATCAAGGCGTCGGGATGCAGCGGTGTGCCAAGCATTCTAATTTTTCCGTCCGGTGCCATGGCGGGCCGCATCGTGCCATTAAACCAGCGTTTGTTTTTGATAATGGCGTCTTTAGTCCCAACCATTTCCTCGTCTTCAAGATCGTCGATCGCCGCGTGGTCGGGCCTGTGGTCATTGTGTTTCACGCCGCGCATGGCCTGGCGCGCGCCAATGGCTTGCAGTTTAATCCCGTTTGACAACACGATTTCACCCACCGACCAAACAGGCCCGTGCTGGTCGCCAAACAACTCGATCAACATGTCGTTGTTGGTTAGTTCTTCTTTAACTGCCGTCAGGCGTTCGCACGCCATGTCATAAGAATTGCCAACAAAAATCGAAAAACTGCATTCGCGAAATAAACATTTCAATATCGTGTATTCTTCGAGCAGCGTCGATTTCGCGGCGCCGCGAAACGCTTGCAGCACCACTTTGGGATGGTCGCTGTAAAACGCTTTCAAAATTTGATGGTGTATTTCCGGCGTGACGTCTTTGTGCCTGTGCGCAAACAAAATCTCATGCGCATAAACCCGGTCAGCGTTAAAAACCCTGAGAAGATCCTCGCGCTGTCCCATCAGGTTCGCCTATGCGCGTGCGTCCCTATGATGTTTTCGCGCAGGTAGCTACCCGGACTTGATGCGTGATAAAACCCTTCAACCGTTTCCGGCGGGACGTTATCATACGCGTATGAATTGCCGTTTTTAAACCGGACGTGCAAAACGCTGTTGTCCGCGTCGTATTTAATCGCTGACACGTTTGAACTGTCCAGTGTGGCCCAATCTGTCGGTATCATTCAAAACTCTCCGACGGGGCATCGTCGGGCTCGCGTTCGGTGTCTTCGATGTCCGAGTCGGGATCCGGTTCTGGCGTATGGTGTTCTTGGGTATCTTCGGGCGACTTTGCCACAATTTCCGGCAACATGTCCGGTGTAATTGGTTTGCGGATACTTTTCGTCGTGTTAATAATTGGCTTGAACGTCATGTTTGCCTCTACAAGTACATTGCCGCGCCGGTCACGGTACCACCGATAACAATGTTCAGACCTAGCTGAAAAGCCACGTCAAACTGATAGGTAGTTCCCGCAACCGGCGTAAATTGAGGAATAAGCGGCACGCTTGTTGCGCCCGCCGTTGCCCCGTCGTAAATGGCTACCGTCGGCGTGTTGCTTGCGGTCGAAATAAAAAGTTTCTGCAAAACCCCACCGCCCGTTTTTACCACGGATCCGGTACCCGACAATTCGGCGGCTATGCCAACGGTGCCATTGCTGATTGGCTGCGTGCCCATCAGTTTACGCTCGTAATCGGAGTGTTGGCGATGCTTGTTGCGGTCGTTGCAAGCGTCGGGCTTACCGTAATGTTTGTAACACCAAGGCTTGTCAGCGCGGCGTTAAGGATCGTTAGCGCGGTTTGAAAATTGGCGAGTTGCGCCTGCGCGTTCTGAATGTATTCGGCAGTTGTGACCATGGTGGCCTCCAAGTGGGTTATTTGAGATTTGATTTTTACCGGCGCCGCCGCAAAAGTCAAGGGCCGGGGTATTGGGGCAGCGCGGAGTGTGCTTACCAAGCTTTCTGTCCTGGGGGAAGGGTGCGCCTCCCCCGCTGCCCAGTCCCCAAGTGAAAGGCTAAACTTGGGCCGGCCTGAAATTAATATTTCATATTTGGCGGCGGCGAGCAAGCCGATGAAATTATTTCGGGATTGGGGGTTTTGGAAAAATGGCGCGCAGTTTGAAGCGATCCGATTAAAATTTTGAAGCGCGCGCGCACCGGGCCGCCGTTCACCGAGTTACGAAACCCCGGCGCGCGAAATATAAAACAATTAATCTTTTTTAGGACGCCAGCCCCCCGCTAACAGCGCTTTGGCCTCTCGCCTTAATTTCGCCTGCGCATTTAAACGGCGTAACTTTATTTTGCCGCACGCGCGACAGAGATGCCCGTGACCGGGATAAAAATACTCGGGCGTATACGGTGCAGTTTTGCCACACTCGCGACACAACGCAATATCGCCGGGCGCGACATGACGCCGTGAAAGTGCGGCGCGGCGTTGCCTGTTGTATTTTTTCAACCCCGAAACGCTTAGCGCCGATCCAGCGGCATCAAGCGCCGCCTGGATTTGCCTTTTTTCATTTTGAATGTGTTTCCGTTTTTCCGCCGCCGTTAATTGCAGGTGCGGCGGTACGATAAATTCAGGCGTGGGTTTTTTTAGCATCCAGTCCTCCACTAGTCAGGTTGCAGTGCTAATACATTCTAGACACTCTTGGCGGTTGCCGTCAAGCACAAAATAACGTTTAAAACCAATGGTTTAGCGGGTTTTACCGCGTTTTTTCGTTTTTGACCACAAGTTATTGATAAACCTTATTTATTTATTTATACTATATATAATATATATAATAAGTGACAAAAAAAAAAAACATATATATAACGCGCGACCCCTGGCCATAAAAAATAAAATTTGTCAAGTTGCACAATCACTAAATTTTATAAAAAATAATCTCCGACCTCTATATATGTATGTCCCAAAAAAAATCGCAACAATTTATACTTTGGCGGCAAAAAACTAATAAATCAGCCTGTAAACTCCTCAAAAAACCACCGAGAGTGTAACCAATAGTGTGGTAATTTAGGCTAAAATATAAAGAGTGTCAAACGAAACGACCTAAAATGCTCACAAACGCTTAAATTTAGCCTGTCATAGCGACTAACGCCTAGGCTATGATTGATCATAATTTTAAAAATAACGCACCAGTGGTCAACCTGACGGACAAAATAAAAATAGTCACTTTGCACAAAACAATAAAATTGCGCAAAAAGACCTTGCAAAGTGACCAATCACAAATTATATTAATCTCACTGGACAGGGGATAGTCCCTGTCCTAGACAGACAGAAAGACAGAGAGAGGCAGTGTCATGCAAGAGTTAACCCAGGCAGAACAGTTACCGCCGATTGCCGAATACTGCTCCACCCTATACAAAAACAACAGATCGATTTGTACCGTATTAGCTACAAGTCAAACAGCGCTTGGAGGTCACGAATTAAAGTTACTGCATAAAACACCCGGATATGAACCGGCGGGATCGTGCGCGCGTTTAATAAAAGAGAGTTATGGTGCAGTTGCTTTTGACACAAGAACAAACAATAGATACGGCAATT